AACCGCTCCTTGACCAGATTGGAATTGTTGTAGGAGATTAGTTGAGGACAAATATGACGATCACAATCAGCAGCAAACTTATCGTGATCAAATCCTTTGTGCATTGATCCCTTACTCCCATAGAGGTTGTCCTTAATGTCATAAGGAGGATCAAGATAAACAAATACATTTTTCTGATCTGTCAACATATCTTCATAAGACCAGTTAGTGATGTACCAGTCTTTAATCAACTTACCATACTCTGGGATCTTCTCAATATTATTCATTGAAAAATTATGATCACTTGCTTGTGCCGAGAAAGAAGAGCTTTCAGTCAAACCAGAAAAAGAACATTTATTTAGAATGTAAAAAGCAACTGCACGATAGAAATCTTCTGCCTCTTTGTGATTGAGTTGGATCTTCATTTCATTGAAGAGTTGACGAGCAAGTTCTGGTGTGTTGTATTCTTCTTTATAATCTTTGATGCAACGATAAAGTTCTTGCGGTTCATCACGAAGAATGGACCAGAAAGTGTATAGAGGATTGTACAGATCATTCACCCAGATTTGAATGCCAGGATAACGTTTAGTAACTTCAAGTGCAACTGAACCTCCACCAAGGAAAGGTTCACGAAACTCATGAAAGTTCTTCAGGTCAGGCATGTATTGAAAGATCTTAGGAAGTGCTCTACTCTTTCCCCCTGGATAACGTAATGGAGTTTTCAGGGATTTTAAGGTTTTCATATTAAAAAGTTTATCAATGTTGAAGTTTTTGTAATTGTTTCTTTTACTGGTTCCTCTATATCATCCAATCCCAAAGTATAAAAGGTTCCATCAATATGATGTTGTTTATGCTCAAGCATACAACACAAATCCATATGAAATATGGTATGACATGTTGGGCATAACATCACAACTTTCTTAAACTCGATATCAAAGTCTTTCTCTGTGTGTCTTCCTTTCATGTCTGCAATACCTCTTTTCGTTGGATCATTATCCCATATATGATGCCATTGGTATACTTTTTCATGTAGAACAACTCCACAGAATTCACAACACCCACGCCTTTTTATTTCAGCAAGAACATAATTACGATTTCTTTGCGTTCTGGAAGCATCATATCTTCTTCGTTTTAATTGTTCTGGTGTTGGATTTTTTACTCGTTGTTTGTTGTTTCCTTTTATAGCATATTTTTTAAAGCTCATAATCTTGCGGGTGGTATTTTAAATACTCTCTAAAAGTGAGTTTCATTTCTTTCTGCGTCATACCACAGTGCTTAGCGGCAGCAGGTAAAGTCATTTTAGCACGAAAAAGACCTTCATTTGCCTCTCGCACATTATCAGGAGTTGTCTTTACTGGAACATCATATAGGTCCCACTTATTGATTTTGAAAAGATTCATTCTCTACAACGCATTTTAGCATACTCAAATATTTTACCTGGGATGTTTATACCCAAAGCGTTCTCAAAACCGTAAAATCCTGGTGAGGAGTTTGCTTCGCAGATCCTGTATCCATCCTCATGGAAAAGCAAATCAATCCCAGCAATATCAAGATCGAGAACTTTTGCCGTTTGTATGGCAAGGAGTTCCATTTTTTCATCAACGTCATAACCTAATCCTTTACCTCCACGGGATATGTTTGCTTTGAATGATCCATCGGTAGCTTGGCGAAGCATAGCACCAACGACCCTACCACCAATAACGATAACACGAAGATCACGTCCCTCTGAAAATTGTACATATTCCTGGACGATCATACTGTTCTTGAAGTCTAGCGCAGAAATCAATTCTGACAAGTCAGCAAATTGTTTCTTATTCTCACAGAGATAAACACCAGCTCCATGTGATCCAGTAATGACTTTCACCACACAAGGAAACCCTACTTGCTTTTCAACTAGATCAGGATTACTTGGAAACCGAGTAAGCATCGTTTTGGGAATAGGAAGTCCTGCCTGTGCCAAAATCTGATTGGCATACATCTTATCTTTTGCTGCGATGATCGCATCAGAGTTTGGCAAAGTAGGAACATTCAGTCTTTCAAACTGACGCAAGACGGACAGGTTATAGTTACCAGTAGCAGAGCCTGTCCTAGCGAGTAAAACATCTGGGAGGCTAACAATCTCATTTTGGTAGCGGATTGATTTTCTGTCATCACGAGAAACAATAAGGTCAATTTCATCAGCATACACAATCTTGAAATCAATTCCAAGTTGTTCTGCTTCTTCTAAAAATCTATCTCTTTCGTAAACTTCTCTAGTCTTACGATTTGCTAGCATCCAGGTTTTCATTTGAATTCACAACTCATCATCAGTTCTGTAAGACATGCTAGCATATTTACTTCTTGATCGGGAACAATTGTAATGTCACGCATATATTTTGCGATGATCAATACTGCCTCTGGAATAGAAGCTGGTTTGAGAACATCGTACAGACTGTCATAGACCTTACGCATCATCATGCTGGGGTCATTATCAAGATGCTGAACAACCCAGTTCTTCACTGTAGTAAATTCTTTCTTCTTCAGCGAAGTGAGTAGAGCATCCAAATTGACATCAGCAACATCAACAAGAATAGCGGAACTGATAGCGCCAGTTGCAGCATAACGCTGACATTCGTTGATAAGGCGGCGCCAGTCTGGGTAGTATCTCTTGACAAGTTTGGCGAGGACTTTATCTTCATATTCTACACACTCATGAGTAAGAATAGTTTTCAGGCGAGTAAAGAACTCACCTTGGAGTTGAACTGCCTGGTCAGGTTTGATCCTGAAATCCACAACAGTACAACGAGAATGGAGAGGTTCAATAATCTTGTTGATGAAATTACAAGTGAAGATGAAGCGGCAGTTGCCATGGAACTCCTCTACGGCGGTCCTGAGCGAGAGCTGGACATCGTTGGTGGTGTTGTCCGCTTCGTCGATGATGACGACCTTGTGGGACGCCCCAGAGGTCAGAGAGATGGTTGTGGCGAACTGCCTGACACGGTTGCGGACGGTATCGAGGAAACGCCCCTCGTCCGAACCGTTAATGATGATATAGGAAGCCCCGATCTCATTACATAACGCTTTGGCAATTGTGGTCTTTCCGACACCAGCAGTGCCAGTAAGTAGAAGGTTAGGGATCTCTTCTTGTGCAATAAATCCTTTGAATACATCTTTGATATTTTCTGGAAGGATACAATCCTCCACAATAGAAGGACGATACTTCTCAACCCACAAAAACTCTTTGCTCATTCTAACTCTCTCAAAATAGTTTGTGACACAATATTAGTGGCATTCAGTTCTGCCCGCATGTATTCTACACCATCCTCTGGTCTAGTGTGATCTCCACAAGTAAAGATGTCACAAACTGCTGTGCCATTCTCTGGCCAAGTGTGAATGCTGATATGACTTTCAGCAAGCAGAGCAACAGCAGTGACACCTTGAGGTTCAAACTTGTGTGATTTTAAACTGAGCAAAGTTGATTTACACCAAATTGCTGCTTGATACAAAGTGTCTCGGATGAAACCTTCATCATCAAGATCATCAGCAGCACACCCCTTTAGGGTAAAAAGAATGTGTTTCAATAGTCACGGCTCCAATGCGATGTAGTATTTTAGATCGAGATTTTGATTTGTCCATTCGGAAATCAAATGTTTAGAAACTTTGACAACGTAATCACCAGGGAACAGACGGATGTTTTCAATCTTAACATCCAGTGAATAATCCCCAGTACAATCACCAGAAATGGATTGCTCGTAAGTATTGCTGGTATCATTCTCTTTGTCACGAAGGATGAGTTTGATTTGGTTGTCTTCGCTCTGGAAAGTCAGATCAGGAAGACTATAAACAGCAGATGCTTTCTGAAGAGAAAGCAGATCTTCACCAGTAATGTTGAACTGGATATCAGCACCAGGAAACTTTACATTCTTTTCTGGCGCAGACTTAAGGGTGATTTCAGGATCAGAGAAATAGTAGCGAGCAGACTTACCGCCACCACGGATGCTGACAAAATCGCCAGATGAGAATTCAAGTTCAGGATTGTTAAACAAAGAGATCCCAGAAAGAAACTGACTGAGATCATAAATTGCGAAGTCCATAGGAAATACTTCTTCGCTAGAGAACGCTGCGAGAATGTTCTCTGCATTGCTAATCGTGCGTACTGTGCTTCCCTTTCGGAATACGATGGAGGAATTGATAGTGGAGAAGTTTTTAAGGACATCAAAAGTCTTTTTAGAAAGGGTTACTTTACTCATCGGTTGTAATCTTCACGAACAGCGTTTTTATCATTGAAGTTCAAAAGCAGAACTGCGTAGTGTAGAACTTTGATAATGTCCATCCTAGCAGAGAAGCATACTTCAGGATGTTGCTGCGACAGAAAGCTTCTCCATCACCACATGCTTCAATCAAATCCAGAGTTTGAATTTTGTCGTCACCAGCAGAATAATGCTGTTTGTAAGTATTCATAATGTATTGACGCAGTTCCTCCAGGATTGCGTCTTCATTGTATTTAAAATTCATTTCACTTGTTCCAGATCATTTGGATATTACTATGGTAGCATTCTTGAACGTTACCGTCAAGGTCTTTGACAAATAACTTCAGACCCTCGCCACCTAGGATCTTGACGGTCTTGCCGTCGTCAAGGACGGCAAGATGATTTACATAACCATGGAATGTATCAGAACGGGTCAGGGGCATTCTCTTCCTCCTTGGTTTCTACTTTGGCATCAATCTTATCATACAGTTCGATGAAAGATTGCTTGGTCTCATCATCGAAACGATTGACACAGACCTTGATAGCTTTCATACGATCCTGCCAGATAGCAAAAGCACGGATGATATGAACCAGACGACGGGTGGAGATCACCTCATCGATACCACCGTCTTTGAAAGTTTTACGGATAATGTCTGCCCAGTTGGCAAGGTTCTCACAGAACTCTTCATCAACAGCATTCAAAGCAGCAGATGCTTTCTTGAGAATGGTGGTCTCTACAGTCACGGTAGGATAGTCTTGCTCAAACGTGAGAGCAAAACGCTCAAGGAATGCTTCGTTCAGAACGTTGGTGCCGATGAAACGACCATCCTCAGAACCCTTACCCTTAGTGTTGGCAGTAGCGAAGATGTTGAAACCAGCAGCAGGTTGGATGAACTTGCCAATCTTCTTCAGGAAGACACCCTTACCTTCTAGAATAGATTGTAGACACAGGATCTTGTTAGATGCCAGATCAACTTCATCGAGAAGCAGAATAGCACCACGCTCAAGAGCTTCGATCACAGGACCGTTGTGCCACACAGTCTCACCATTGACCAGACGGAAACCACCAATCAGGTCATCCTCGTCGGTCTCGATCGTGATATTCACACGGATCAGTTCTCGCTTCAGTTGAGCACATGCTTGCTCAACAGAGAAAGTCTTACCGTTACCAGACAGACCAGTAATGAAAGTAGGGTAGAACAGACCAGATTGAATGATCTTCTTTACGTCAGAGAAATTCCCGAACGGGACATAATTGCCATCTTTGGCAGGGATAA